CTGGGCGAGTAATCGATCGAGTTCTCGCGCATAGCGCTCCTGGGGTGTGAGGGCTTCACGAACCTGGATGTTACCGGCCATTCCGTGGCTCCCGCCCAGTCCCCACCCGGTCGCGGCCATTCAGACCCGCTCGTGGTTGCCCTCCCCCTTGCGCGATGGCTTGGGCCCGTGTGAGGGGAAGCGGTATCGGTTCATCAGCCACCGTCTCAGGCTCCGGCTCCTCGGGAATCTCCTGGGCTTCCTCAGGCAATCCTTCGGGGAGTGGTGGCAATTCCACCCCGAGTTCACCCCCGACGCGCCGACAGAGCATGGCGGCTTCGGCCTTGGTAAAGTAGTGTTGCTGCTCGCCCACCAACGCCGCGGCCGTGACATCCTTGAGGGTAGACGCGGCTTGCGCCAGATCGGGTGTACTGACTTCCGAGGCTTCCACGGTGATCTTGCGTGTCTCGTCATCCATGTCACGGGGTAATCGTCCCGCCTGAATGGCACAATCGCGGACGAATTCGAGGATGTACTGCACCATCGCCTTGACTTCTTTTTGGCGCTTACTCAGTGACTTCAGAACCGGGAGGCCCTGGGCGTCGAGCGTCGATCGATTCGTGTCGGCTCCCGTAAAAATCCATGCTTCTGGAAATCCATTGGAAATCATGGTTTGCATCCGCATGGTACGGGCTTGCTCGCTCACATCCGTCGCATGCAGGTCTGGCGCAATCGCTTGCCAATGCACCTTCTGGTTATGGGCTCGCATGCTACTGCCGCGAGGAATGGTATTGCGGGTTAACCACCCCTTGATTTGATCCTCGCTCATATCATCAAGCGTCACATCCCAGAGCATATCGGTGTAGTAGGTCGCTCGCTCGGCTTGTCCAAAGAGAAACTTGTCATAGAGGTCGAGCCAATCAAAGGAACAGAGCAGGTCCGAGCGGCCCCTGGCGGCATTGCTGAGGTTATTAATGGCGAAGAAGAAGGTCCCCACCGGGCCATCCTCACCCAACGTTCGTTGGCCCACCAGCAAGCCCTGGGTCGAAGAGCGCTCGGCTTCATCCCGGCGAATGATCGGAATCGGCGGGGGTTCCACGCCCTGGCGGGATTTGAGCTGGACCGTGGTCAAGATTTCGGCATTATTGGGGTCGGTGGTCACGCGCTTGATATTGGCGGGATCGATATACCCTAAGCGCACGCGCCCATCGGATGCGCGCACGAAGGCCGGCCAGGTGGCTTCCCCGAATAAAAACAGTTGGCGCACCCGCTTAAATTGCTTAATCGGCCAGGCATTGATGGGATCATTCCAAAACTCATCCAACACCTCTTGGAGCGCGTCATTCCCGGCCTTATACGTGAAGCCTTCGCCCACGACGAAATCCACCAAGAGTTCAATAATCCGGTGTGCTAGCGGATTGCTATCATATTGCCAGGCCGCAATCTCAAACATGCGGTCCTGCTCCAATGGCTCCAGGCTGCGATCCCCCTGGCTGGTTAGACTCCGATACGCCCGTGCCGGATTAAAGTTATCCCCGGCCCAATCCGGATCAGGCCCCAACAGCGGTCCGGCTTCCGTCAATCGCACGCCATGCGACACCAGCCCTGCGTTAAACCAATTCATCAAGCACTCCTTGGGCCAGGGGTCAGACCCATCAACGGTTGCGGTACCTCGCGCGTGTAGATGCCATGCGACTGCTGGGCGCTGAGGTCTTGCCCCGTCATGGCCGAGAGCCACGCATAGCCATCCGCCGTGATCTGCGAGAGATTGCCCTGGGCATCCGCCCGGTGCCAATCCTCCCAGAGACTCAACTGCCGCAGGCATTCGGCTTCGTCAAAGCGCTCGTGCCAGCGGCCACCCCAGACGACTGGGTCATAGAGGCCATATTGCCTGAGACCCTCACTGAGCTCTGAGACCAGATCGGTATACGCGGCATGCAGCCGATCGCGGCCCTTCCGGTCCTTCAGCGTGAGCATTGTCACCCGTCGCGCGTAAATGATCATAGCGTCACCCGCCACGCCACCCGCAGCACCGTGAGTGCGCCCGCGAGCGCGACCACCAAGATACAGACGAGCATGACGCCCACGCCATGCCAATAGAGCACCTTGATCGGCCATGTCACATGGTCTTGCTTACGGAGATCGCCGATGTTGAACATCGTCCAGAAGGAAAACCCTGCGAGCCCCGCATACGCGAGCATCCCCAGGCAGAGCGCACATTGCAGGGGAACCGGCATCTAGCCTCCTCGCCGGAAGAAGCTGCGGCGATAGACGGACTCAGGTTCTGGCCGCGGTTGGAAGGTCTGTGCCTCACGCCAAATTCGTTGCATCTCGTGGGGATTCACATCTTGGGCCGGAGGGCCTTGGAGTTCATGCCAGGACCAATAGGCGGCATCCGCAAGGTCATAAGGTTTGCGAAGTCCAAAGCGCTTTAGGGCACGCTCTAGCGTCATATGCGTGCCACGGACATGGACAATACTGCCCCGCTCATAGGCCGAGAGCATGAGTGCTTGCCGATGCGCCTTGGGGCCATGCCCAGCCCCGGCTTTATCCGAGACAAACACCGGAGGCTCCGTGGTTAAGAGGGCTTCATCCCACAGCTCCTGCACGACTTGGCGATACTCATCAGCCCACAGATCACCACCTTGATCGGTTTCTACGCCGACATGCTCGGCATGGAGCTCAACGCCCTTGAGCACGGCATGGCGGAGCGCCTCTTTCGGGGACGTACGCCCCTCCCAACTATAGAGCCGGTAGAGCTTGTCATCGACGCCCAGCCCATCAGCCTGGATGCCCTGGCAATCACTCTTATCCGTATTCGTCACGGCTGGGTCAACCCAGACCACGACGCGCTGCAGTGGAGGGAGATCGGCCCACTCGCAATACTGGAAGAGAAATTGCTCATAGGGCCCACCACGGCTTTCATCGACATCGTGTTGGCATTCAATCAGAAACGAGGTGAGGCCAATATCACCGAGCAAGGCTTGGCACTGCTCCAACGATTGACCGTCCCACGTGGCAGTGCCTCCGGTAATCCAGTATTTCCCTTGCCGCTGCTCATACGTCAGCCCCTCAATAGCAGGAATGGGGCCATTGACGAGGCGGTCGGTGAGGAAATCGGCTCGCCCATCCACAAATCGTGCAAAAATGGAGTCCTGATGAATCAGATTTTGCACGCCGAGAATCGCCACATCGGTCGAGCCCGCCGGCAGAATACTGCGCGTCAGTGTCGTGATCTTGCGCTGGATCGTCCCTGGACTATCAAGCACATCGTCTAAGTCGTCAAAGCATATGACGTCCGGACGGATGCCTTCCCTTTTGATCCCGCGGACGGCTTTATCGAGCCCTGCGGCATCAATCGTAAACCCCGCGCGTGTGGTCAACCGACTCCGCCGCCAGCCTTTGCTATGGCCATATTTCCCCACGAGGCGATCGGCAAATGTCGGATGCTGGGCTGCAAATTCAGGTGATTCGAGAATGGTGGCAATCGATTCGACATGCTTATCCGCTTGATCTTGTGAGGCCGAGACATAGAGCGCATATTGCCGTCCACCATGCACCCCAAGCCCAATGACCGCAGGCTCCAGCGATGAGGATTTACCCCCGCCACGACTCCAGACGGCAATCATCGGTTTCGGGCGCACCTCTGGTTTAATCGCCCAGACATGCTCCCAGAAATCCGTATGATGCGCGGCGAAGGGTGCCGTAAAATAGAAGGGGAAACAGGTGGTCAGCCACTCACGCCAATTCGTTGGCCGCGCCGTCTCGCGCGCATCCACGGTTAACGGGTTCAATTGTTTACTGAGTTCAGCCAACCACCAGTCATAGCGTGACGGGCGCGACGTGCCCACGCTATTCATACGTTTCACCGCGTTTCCGCATCAGGAGCGTCCCCTGAATATCCGCCGCAATCGCGCCAAGAATGCGCTTATCGGTCACATGGCGCTGAATCGTGGTGACAACATGCGTCAACAAGAGCATCGACTCTTCCGCCGTGAGCATTTCATGGGCCGTCGCGAGACGCTTTTGTTCGCTGTCAACGAGTCGTCGCCGCTGCTCCATGAGGTGGCTCACCTCGGACCAGGCGGCATAATCGCCCGCGCCTTGACTAATCAAACGCTCGGCCTGGGTAATCGCGAGCATCATGCCATCGACGTTGTTCTTGGCTTGCTCCAGACGAAATTTGGCCATGGCGCTTTGCGCCTCTCGCCACACGGCCCCCGCTTCGCCGGTATCGACGCGCTTCAGAATATCCACAATACGGGCATCCACGGTGGCGATATTTTCACGTAATTCGAGCAGCTTGGGGTCATCTTTGGCGGCTTGGTAATCGGCAGCCATCCGGGAGGGGAGAAATTGGCTATAGCGTCCCGTCTTGTAATGCGGAGAACCTGGACCCAATGGAGTTTTCCCGCCATGGACCCGACATTTCGTCCGTCCATGCATAGCCCAGGCATCACAGGGCGCTTTCGTGCGACTTTTATGCGCTGTACATTTCATATGATAGGTATCTGTCAATGATAGGTTAGCGCTTGATCGCCACCCACCCCGCGAAGTTCTGCCAGCGCCAGAAACAATCGATCTCCTGAAATCCCGCATTGCGAAGCAAATCTTCATTCCATTTGGCCGTCACCGGCGTCATGACGCCTTCAAGACTCAAGCGCTTCCGGTCAATCTCTTCTTGGCTATAGCCATTGGCCCGCTTCAGGGCATAGTATTCCGTCACCATCGCCGTATCAAGATCATGTGAAGCTCCAAGGATCTTCTCAACGAATAGAAACGCCCCATACGGGAGGAGTTCATCATAGACGTGCTTGAGAATGGCCGCACGATATTCGAGCGCAATGAATTGGATCGTCAGGATCGAGAGGATAACACTCGCCTGAATCGGCGGGAAATTCGTCCGAAGATCGGCATGACGAATCTCTGCAACACTCACGTCAATAAGGCCCTTGAATCGCGTCCGGCACGCTTCGACCATCGGAAGACTTGCATCAATACCGACATAGCGATTATGCGCGCCAAATTTATCGATTAATCGGGCGAGCGCTTCACCCCGACTACAGCCGAGATCCAGAATCGCCGTCTGCGGCTGGCGATAGCGACAGGCCAGGGCAAAGCAGGCATCTCGCATCACCGGATACTGGGGGATACTCCGCTCCAGCATGTTATCGAAG